CCGTGTGTATATGATGAATGAGTACAAACAGGATACACTCGAACTGTGTCGTTCGAAAGGTTGGGACAAAGCACCGGTCAGTACCGTATGGCTTTTGTTTACCGAAGAAATCGGAGAACTTGCGTCAGCAATACGTCAGTACCAACGAAGTTTTCGTAAAACGGGACTGAAAAAGGAACGTGGGACAGACATCATGACTGAAATGGGTGATGTTTTTTCGTACCTTTTTCAGCTCGCGTACATGCTTGACATAGACTTGGACGAAATGTGGCGACGCCACAAGGAAAAAGTTCAAGCCAGGACGTACGTCGACAAAAATGTAGGCTTACAGTAGAATGACTGAACTTATGGAAATTGATCAATTGGCTATAAACCGTGTCAACCCATACACGGCAACCAACACGTTTGGTGTTTCGTATAACGGTGGTTATAAATCGACCGAGGCGCTTCCGTGGATGCTTCCACGCGAAGAAGTACAGGACACCGATGAAGCACCACCAGAGTACATCGACCATTTCGATCCCAAGGTTCTTTATACAGCACCAGCCGCTGCAGGTATGACTGGGAGCGTCGATCCTGCAACGTCATTCATGTTTCCGGCACGTAAGTACCAGTACGACGACGGTACGACCAGTTGGTCTCGCGAGGTTGTGTACACAGACGGCCGGAACTACATTTCGTTCGGTGGTGGTGGTCGTCATGAATTGTGGCCCGTACTCATTGCCCTAGTTCTTCTCGTGATTGTTCTCGCGTTTCGCAAAAAACTAAATCTTTGAAGCCTGAACTTTTACGAGCTTCTTTGCTAAAAGAGCACGATCTTCTGTGATTTTCGTAGCCAACTCGGAACACTTATGAATTTCCAACTGGATACAACCTGTACAAAACATACCTCGACACGCCTTACATGTCAAATGAAACCCTTTGTTCATGTGACACGCTTGGCACTTCATATATAAAGATGTTATCATTTATTTTTTTATGTGTGGAATTTTCGGGTGTTTTTTAAAATCAAAAGATCAAGTTTCGAAAATACTCGTCGTGGGATTACAAAAACTATTGTACAGGGGGTATGATTCGTGGGGATACACCATCGATAACATCCACGTCAGACGTTCCATGGAGACACCCTCAGATGATGGTACAAAAGGACGATTTGGAATAGCGCACACACGTTGGGCTACACACGGTGAACCGTGTATTCGTAATACACACCCGGTACAAACACCTGACGGAAAATGGTTTGTTGTCCATAACGGAATCATACAAAATCACGACTCATTTGATCGTCAAAATCACGTGACTGACACAGATACAGAAGTTCTCGTCTCCCTCGCCCAACATGTGTACACACCCGGTATGACTTTTCCAGATGTTATAAAAAAAGTTATTTCCGTAATCGATGGAAGTTATGCAGTCTTGTTTACATCGACACATTTTCCAAACGAAATGGTTGCGACATGTAACGGTTCACCGCTCGTTTTTGGAACAAGCGATCATGGAGTTTTTTTTAGTTCAGATCACATAGCACTTTCCGATGTGTGTAAAACATACATGAAACTAGAAAACAGAGATGTTATACATGTTCATGATGATACATATACTATAGAAAATGTGAGACCGTTCCATGAAACCGTACACTCGAAAGACTTGATCAATACTGAAGAACATTATATGCTCAAAGAAATTCGAGAACAACCTCGAGCTCTGTTAAAACTTTATAAAGGACGTGTATATCCCGACCGTGTACGTCTAGGTGGTCTCGAAGCATACAGAGATGTGCTCGAACGTTCGACACACTGGGTTCTTCTCGGGTGTGGAACATCGCACAACGCTTGTTTGTGTGTCCGACCTTTACTTGAAAACCATCTTCAAAAAACTGTTCAGTGTGAACTCGCCTCTGATTTTTTTATACGCGAAGCTCACGTTTCAAAAAGTATTTTATATTTTATAGTTTCACAATCCGGTGAAACGAAAGACTGTATCATGGCAGCTCAATATATTAATCGTTGCGGTGGAACGTGTTTTGGTATAAACAATCGTCCAGGGTCAATGCTTGATTCACACACAGTTGCAGGTCTTCATTTAAACATCGGACCAGAAATCGCAGTCGCGGCAACTAAAAGTTTTACGGCTAGCGTTATCGCTTTTCTTATGATTGCCGAAATGATCAAACCTAAAAATCCAGGACACATATTAGAACTTCCAAACGTGATTGAACAACATATTGAACGGTGTCTTCATGAAATTTCAGGTCCAGTGCCTACATGGATTTTAGGTGATGGTATAGGGTTTGGTATAGCTCGTGAAATTGCGCTCAAAATTCAAGAAATTGCATACGAACCTGTTTTGACACATTACGGTTACGAGGTGAAACATGGTCCACTTGCACTCGTAGATGAAAAAACACGTTTCGTGTATTTTGGACACTCGGTTGATATACCGTCAATTTTAAAAAGTCGTGGTGCTCAAGGTGACGCGTTCACTATTTTGGACTACTCCGATCCATGGATTTTTATTTTGCGACATGTTATTTCGTATCAAATTTTTACATACAAACTCGCAAAACAAAAGGGATTATCTATAGACCGGCCAAGAAATCTTGCAAAATCAGTCACTGTCTAGAATTTCGCACATGTACTCTTCTTTTTCATCGTCGTCCGAAACAATTTCACAGAGTCCCGATGCGCGTTTTTGAAGCACCAGATCCCAAAACGCTTTGGCGCGCGGCAAAATTCTAGCAAACCATTCACGGTCTCGATCGACCGTCGTGACGACAAATTCTTCGGGCGGTCCCGGACGATACTGAATAAAGTCACATACGTCCAAGTCTAGCACTTCCAGTAAAAGTTGAATTTGCGGCAGGTAGTACTTGGGAACGGCCGGTGTAATTTTGCGCGTCAAAGGACACTTGATTTCGATGAGTCGTCCAGATTCGGTGACGCCGTCGGGTGATCCACCGAGCCACGGGTGAATGGGGTGTTGAACGAGACCGATTTCATGAGATTTTTGACCGTGTCGAGCGTCATACAAGTCGCGCGCCACAGGTTCCAAGAGGGTTCCGTGTGCCGTCGCGGCATTTCCATTCCAACGACTGTGGCCGCACTTTTTAACGAGGAGATCCTCTGGTTTTTCGTAGGGGTTATCACCAATGGCGGTAGCAAGGTCGCTCGCGGTAAGCATCGTCCCGCGGAGAGCATGCCACGCAGGTGTTCGTTGGTCATCGTACGTACGTTCCAAAAGCGCTTTGACTTTAGGGTGCATACCTATTCTTCCGCTGACGACTTTAGAAGAAGACGAAGTCGATCGAATTCTGCGTGAATATCACGAAGTGCATTATTCATGAAAAGTTCTTCTTCGTCCGCCGGATCATCGACAATTTGGTACAAACGAAACTGGGACGATCCACCTGTGACGCGTGTCACGACCCGACCCGTTTCGTAACAATATTCCGTCTCGGCCGTATAGTTTGTGTTGCCGACTTGCGTAAACACCGTATAGTAAAACCACATACGCCACGGCGAAACTTTTATGACAACACCGTCTTTTATGAAAACACGTTTCGTCGGTATGTCCAGATTCGGAATGTGTGTCAGGCGTCCAGGTGGTACCCCGAGTTTTAGGCGTGTATCTATGTCTAGATGTGCAAGTATTTTCTTGTTCATACTATATATATATGAATCCAGATCCAGTTTTAAATGCTTATTTTCCACGCATAGCCGGTATATCCATAAATAACATACCATCAAATAGACAGCAACGAGCGCGTAACATGTATTATCCAATCATCAAATTTCAAATACGTCTTGATAAACTCAAAAGACAATTGTTGTATCTTCATGAAAGAAAACAACAAGAACGTAATGTTCAAAAAAAGAGAAATTTACAGGCAAAGTATAATAAATTGAAAAGAAATATTGCAACTCTTGAAGCTGGAAACAATGAAAACGTCGAAAATTATTACAATACAATGTTAGAACGTATATATAATAGCGCACAAAGAATATCTCCGTTGTATACTTCGAATAATCCACGAATGCCTGTATTTCGTCCAAATGCATGGAGACTAAACGACTTTTCAAAAACACATAAAATTCCACAAAACTATGTACGAAGACTTTTATTAGGACAAAATCCTTCAAATATAGCTAACACACCAGAAAAAAGAAAATATATCAATGCGCTCAAAAACACAGTTATGAGACGAATTGTAGCTGCTCAGAAGAAATTTAACAGACAGCGCGCACAACGCGCTGCAAATATGTTAAGTTCTACGAGACTTTTAGGTTCTTTGTTACCGGCATCTATTGTCGGAAAACACATTAGTCCACACCTAAAACTTAAACGTGCTTAAAATTTTTCTCTGACTAATTAAATGACATCGAGACAGTTTCATAATCTTCAAAATGCAGTGAGAGAAAGAAATGTAGAACGAGCAACGAACGCGGCAGATGCAATTTTAAGACATTATGGTGTAAGTCATACAGGCCGCAATCGAGCAACACGTATTTCATGGGCGCTTAATCTTCGTAAGATGCCACGTGAATTATCACAAAACCTTCCGGGATCAGTTTTGACTATAATATTGTCCAGTAATAGAAGATGACGAGACATACGTGGGTCACGCGTCGTTGGCCCGAACGATACTTTACCGGTCTTTCGGAGCCAGGACGACGTCGTATGCGAGAACGTGAACTTCTCGCCCGACGCCGAAAAGCTCACCCGACACTCGCTCGGTCAAACACGCTCGTCCAGACGAAAAAGTCACGTTGGACTCAACAGTTTCACAAAGTGTACCCCGGACTCAAATTTAATAAAAACGCAATCGCACACCGAACCGGTATTCCACGATCTGTTTTGAACACGGTATACGACCGCGGTCTCAAAGCGTGGAAAACGAGTGGGAGTCGCCCAGGTGCGTCAGCACCCCAATGGGCGACCGCGCGCGTCTATAAGTTTGTGCTTGTGTCACGCAAAAAAGCACCGAAGGAATGGTACGCTACACGTGCCGATCCGAATGCAAATTTGAGACGTTAGTACGTTCGATATTTTCGTTCCATAATTTTTCTGAGCGCATTTAGTTCTGTGTTTGGTCCGTAAACCGGTTTGGGAAATGCGGTCAAAATGACGCTCCGTTTTACGTTTCGCGGCAGATGTTTCAAAGAGATGAGACTCGCGACTTTACGTTTCGCCATGATTGGCGAACGAGCCGCACGCCAACGTCTTTGAAGTGTACGAGCCGCTACGATTTTACTTGCAACTTTATTCAATTGTCTGTTTAAATTGTTTAGTTTATTATGCGCCCGATTGATGTATTTACGGTTTTCTGGGTATTTCATAAAATATCTGCGAATAATCTCATTTCTGTTGTAGTTTTCCAAGATGTTGAAGTTCCAGGGACTGTAATGTCTGAATGCGTTGTTATGCAGATTTTGTATTTCATGGTATATAGGCGCATTATGTTGCAGAACAACATTTAAAGACCCGAGGTTTCGCATGGTACCTACACGCGTAAGAGCCTGCTCTACTTTTTTCCATTTTTGCATGGTATTGTTTAAAGACATATCATCCGCCGAGAAAAAATTAGTATGTTGGATATTTTCTGGTTCTTACAGCTTTTCTGAGCGCATTCATTTCTGTGTTGGGTCCGTAGACGGGATAGGACCGTGGAAATGCAGCTGAAACGATTGTTCGTCTCATGTTCGGTGGTAATTTTTTTAACGCAATGAGACTCGCGACTTTACGTTTCGCCATGATGGGCGAACGAGCCGCACGCCAACGTCTTTGGAGTGTACGAGCCGCCACGATTTTAGTCGCAACTTTATTCAACTGTCTATTTAAATTATTTAGTTTATAATATGCGGTCGCGATATTGTGACCCTTTGCAGGGTATAACAAAAAATATGTGAGAACTCCATTACGATTTGATCCTCCGTGTGTCATATTAAAATGATCTTGGTTGAACGCTCTGATGTAGTTGTGTAGTACTTGGTTATACATGGGTACATTATGTGCGTAGACATGTCCTGAACCACCACGAATCTGTTTTGAAGCGCGCACAAGAGTCTTATATACTTTTTCCCATTTACGCATAGTGGTAGGTAAATCCGCCATACCATCATGTAAGAAAAAATTTTAGCGTCGGCGTTTAGCGTTCTGATGAAGTCTCGAAACGAGTTTCATAAGTGCTGTTCGGCGCGCGATCCGGTTTGCGTTTCCTGATTTTTCTTTGTTTGGGTGTAATTTTCCAGACCACATACGAAACGACCGGTTCGAAAATCCAACGACGATCGGAAGGTTTATATCCAGCCATTTTTTGGCGTATCGCCGAACTTTGTTTTTAGAGTTTCGTTTGTTTGCTTTGAGTATTGAGTTATAATTTACCGAAGACGTGACTGAGTTTGTTGGTGATACGGACACACGAGTTCGAGATCGAGAGGGTGCAGGTGCATTGACACCGTACCATGGGAGTGCATGTCCTCTACTCGACACACTTCTTTTTTGGCTCGCTAGTGCATATATTGGCGCAACGTC